ATCCAACAAGCATAGAGGCACTCCTATGCGAGGTGTTGGAGAAGATTCAAGTTACTTCGATAATTACAAAGAAAAGCATCCCGGATCTACATACTACCATGTACATGACAAAGAAACTGGAGAAAGATTTTTAAACCACCATCAAAGTAACCAACATTTGTATGCTTTAGATAATAGTGAAAAAGTTCGGAATCCCGAAGTAGTTTCAAAGTATCAAGAAGGTATGTCTAAGACTTTAAAAGGGTTGAGTAGCAAAGAAAAACTTAAAAGTCCTTTTATTAGTCAAAAAGATCTACATTCTTTACATACGGATAAGGATCAGTATGTTAGACAAAGAGTAGCAGAACACCCAAACACTCATCGTGATACCCTACATGCTTTACGTAATGATTATTGGGATGGTGTTATACAAGGTTTAGCAGAACATCCAAATACTCATTCTGATACTCTACATGCTTTGGCTTTGCATACTGGGGGTAGATGGGTTACACAAGCTGTAGCAAGGCACCCAAACAAGCAAGGCACCCAAACACTCATCCCGATACTCTACACGCTTTACGTAATGATCATTGGGATGATGTTAGACATAGTTTAGCAACACACCCAAATACTCGTCATGACACTCTACATGCTTTGCATACTGATAAAAGATGGGTCAGAAAAGCTGTAGCAGAACACCCAAACACTCATCCCGATACTCTACACGCTTTGCATACCGATGAAGATCGGGATGTGAAGTTGGCTGTAGCAGAACACCCAAGTACTCATCCTGACACTCTACATGCTATGCATACTGATGGTAATAGGTGGGTCAAACAGGCTGTAGCAAAAAACCTAAATACTCGTCATGACACTCTACATGTTTTAAGTACTGATGATGATGAGTATATCAGTAAAACAGCAAAAGAAACCCTAAAGAAGAGAGGCTTGTTATGACCTCAGATCTACTCATAACAAGCACTCTCAATAATAACTTAGGCTCTATCCTAGAGTCCATCTTCATCTTTGAAGGCCGTATCGACTTCCTAAAGAAACAACATGAAGACGGCATCGATAGTTCCCATGACACTCTAGCCAAGCATCGAGAACCTCACCACATTATTGATTTCCTTGCTAATGAAGCTGACCCTTCCAAGAACAAGAAATACACTCAAAAAATACTGAATTGGTACAAAGACAAACAATTCAGGCAAGAGGATGTCGGTAGAATTAGACAAGTCTTAAAAGATTTTGAGACTCATAAGAAAAAGCTCCCACACTCCGACATCAACAAATACGACTCATTTCATCACCTTAATTCTTCCTTAGAAGGATTCAGACCTAAGAAGACTAACATGGAATGGGGTGATTTCAGTCAAGATGACTTAGACCATATCAATGGTGCTGGAACTACAGTCATTCACGATGATCCCACTTATACTGTTAGAGAAGTTCATGATCAAAGAGCTATGGACATTTTAGGTAAAGGGAGTGCATGGTGTGTTGTATCCAATAAGCATAGAGGTACTCCTATGCGAGGTGTTGGAGATAATTCTAGTAGGTGGGATGATTACAAAGAAGAGCACCCCGGATCTAGATTTTACCATGTCCATGACAAAGAAACTGGAGAAAGGTTTTTAAGCCATCGTGAAAGTGGACAACATTTGCATAGTGTAAATGGTGGAGAACAAGGTTGGAATCCCGAAGTAGCTTCAAAATATCAAGAAGGTATGTCTAAGGCTTTAGAAGGGTTGAGTAAGAGAGAAAGAATTAAAATTGGCAGCCCATTTATTCCGAAGGACAGTTTTAGTCAAGAAGATTTACATGATTTGCATAAGGATAGTGATTGGAAAGTAAAGTATGGTGTAGCATCAAACCCAAATACTCGTCCTGACACTCTACATGCTTTGCATACTGATGGTAAAATGTGGGTCAAGTTCGCTGTAGCAAACAACCAAAATACTCATCCTGACACTCTACATGCTTTGCATACTGATGGTAATGAGGGTGTCAGACGATCTGTAGCAGAACACCTAAATACTGATCCTGACACTCTACATGCTATGAGTACTGATGAGGATAAGTTTGTCAGACAAGCTGTAGCAAAACACCCAAATACTCGTCCTGACACTCGACGTGCTATTTATACTGATGATGATTACTAATAATGCTTGGGATATCAAAGTAGCTGTAGCAAACCACCCAAAGACTCATCCTGACACTCTACATGTTTTGAGTACTGATGGTGATATGTATGTCATTATCGCCGCAAAAGAAGCCCTAGAGAAAAGGGGGTTGTTATAGTTCAAGCAGCCTCGTTATTGTCTTTCCAACTTCTACCCGCAGCTACTGACAAAATAGTATTAAGGCTGACGCCGTACTCTTGGGCTAAACGAGAGGCGGCGTTTTTCTCTTCCGGCTCGTACTTCTCTCTGATCTTCAGTACGTCTGACTTAGTCAACTTCTTACCGCCATTGCTTTTGCCAGTAAGGATATTGCGGACTGTTACTATGGAGACGTTGAATTCAGCAGCCAAGTCCTTAATTCGTGTGCGTTCCGATCTTGGCTTATACCGCTCACGTATCTCCTCGACCTGTTGTTTGCTTAAAACAGAGGAAGGGTAAGGCTTAGTTTCGTTGTTCTTGGGCTTCTTTCGTGCCTTGTCAACATAAAGGTGTTTAGGGTTAACACAGTTCTTTGGGCATTGGTTCGTATCTACGTGTTTAACAAAAGCGTTTTTGGGGATTTCTCCTCGAAAGAGTTCCCAGCTTACCCTGTGAGCGGCCCTTGGCTTACCTACAGCATCAGCGCATTGGCCGTATCCGGTTGAGCCTACTTTCGCCCCTACCCATAACCAGCAGCCAGTTTCTAGGTCTGGTTGGATCTTGCTTATGAAGCGTTCCTGAACAGTCCGTTTCGGTTTGGGCCGTCTTTGTGCTAGTGTTTGTGTTATTATTGCCATTCTAATTTCTAATCTAACTCTAACATAGAATTAACTAATTTAATTTATTCTACAAGAGTATTTTTGTCTCTACGTTCTAGAGCGAAAGCTACTTGAGCGTTTAACTCTTTTTCAAAAAGTAACTCTCCAGCTTCACGGATGCGTAGGTAGAGAGCGTGTAAATCCTCACCCTCTTCGGCTTCATCCTCTAGTTCTATGCCCGGACGCACCGCCTCGAACTTACCAATATTAACTGTTTGACAGAACAAAATTTTTAAACGCAAGGCTACACCCATTCGTTATTTGATTTACCATAAACTCTTAGCTCTGAAAACAATAAATATTTTCTTTTTTCTAATAAAACAAATAATTACACCTAATAGATCGGATTAATAGATCGGATTAAAATTAAAATAAAAATAGCACATTCTTACTTAGATTATTATAGGAATGTTTATAGGGTCCAATATAGGAATGTTTATAGGGTCCAACTTCTTGGCATCCGATGAGTAAGCGACGGTCCTCTAAGAAAAATAAAAGTGACATAGATACTAAGTTAGGTCTATCAATCGAAGAATCTTTCACTCTTGCTGAGTGGGAAGCAGGGTTAGAGGTTCTGAGCAACTATGATGTAGACGCATACTCAAACTTTGTCATTGAAAAAAGCAGTGCTGGGTTAAACCGATTTACCCCAGAGGTGCGTCTTCGGATCGCTGCGCTTGGTGATGCAATCTGGTGCTTACAAAAAGGCCCTCGCAAGAAGAAGCGAAGTAATAGCGCAGAAAGTGCCGGAATCACGGCCAACAAGTTAGCTGCTCAAGCATGGCTGAACGGAGATTGCAAGTCTGAGCCGACGTTCAGCTTCGTAGAAGTATGTGAAATCATAGGCTTAAACCCAAACGCCACCCGAAAAGCCATCTTTTCCATGACCAAAAAACGAAAGTTCGACATCCGAGAACTGGTTTTCTGGCTCAAGTAATTAGCCAGTTTTTTCAAAATTTTTAATTTTTCGAGAGCAAAATCAGCATTTTTTGCCTCTAAGGTTTAGTAGAGAAATTAAATCGGGCCAGAACGATTCCTACTAGATATGGCTCCTATTTCTTTTTTTCGCAGTTGGTTGGTGGATTTAGAGCAAATTCAGCGGTTGTTGTTGACATCTGAATAGAGTTCTGCGATTCTACGCTTTCTCTTTGATTCTCATTGGGAGAGAGAATGCCTTGGGCAGAAGGAGTTGGTGTGGTGGGAGAGCAAGGGATAGTCGAAGATAGCTTCAGTAGAGCTTATAATTCCAAGAAAATTCAAGGACTTATAAAAAGAAACGCTGTTTTATGGAAGCAGAAGAATGGTCTGGACTTTGAGGATAATGTCCAGATTGCATGGGAACAGGTCTGGAAAATCTGTGAAAAGTTTGATGGTTCACGGGATGAAAATAGGCTTCTAGCCTATTTGAATGTTGCCGTCCCAAGAAAACTTGGTCGCATCAAGAAGATCCTTTCTGAAGAACTTTTGATCGACATCGATTCGATCAGTTCAGTGTCTCATAGTCCCGAGACACTTCACCTTACCGCTATCAGTGTTCGTAGATTTCAACTGGCTATGGAAGAGTCAGGTCTGAAAACTTATTTGGAAGTTCTCACTGGCGAGGTTGCGGTTATTCAGAGGGACACCTCTGACGATAGTTGTGCAAAGTTTCTCAAGTTGGGCAGGTCAACTTTCCAACGGAAGAAGAGTTTCCTGAGATCTAAATTGAAAGATGCCTTGGGATGCTGACTTTTCATTACGGTCCACTCTATACAAAGTTGGAGGGGCCACCCAGAGGTATTGCCTACGTAAAGGCTTTCCTGACTTTCTCAGAGTTAGAGGAATCTTTCTACGTCGAAGGTTTAAGTCTGCTTGAGCGTGGGAATAAGTTACTCACTGGTCTCTTACCTATGACACTCAGACAGTTGGATGCAGTGTCTATGGCATACCAAGTAGTTGATGCTCCTGAATTGAATGACATCGATACTGTTTCGGTAGAGCCTGACTTGCTGAAGGGTTCAACACTACGTGACTATCAGCAGTCTATTGCAACAAAAGCTTTATACCGTAAGCGTGGGCTTATCATAGCTCCTACTGGTTCAGGGAAGACGATTATCTCCGCAGCAGTTGCTAAGTGGATTGAACTGAACGAGGAGAAGAAGACCCTGATCGTAGTTCCGGGTGTGAATTCCTTGTACCAGTTGTGGAGTAGGTGGACCGAGTATGGGTTGAGAGATGTAGGTCGTCTTGGGGATGGGCACAAGGATTTGGATGCCTTTCATTTGGTGGCCGTCGTGAACTCGCTACACAATATCAACCAACGTAAGGGTTCAGCATTTCATAACTGGCTGAAAGGCGTTATCGCGGTTCAGTGGATGGAGGTGCAACACCTTCAGGCCCCTATGTGGGTTGGTACTGGTGCTGGGACAGAAGCGTCTTACAGACTTGGTTTGTCCGCGACACCGTTTAGTGAGGACAAGCCAAAGATCAGATCTGACTACGTAATCATAGGCATGACGGGCGACCCAGTGGTTGAGTTGTCGGACTCGGTGCTCATGGATCTTGGACACATGGCTACGCCAAGGGTCCATTTCCTAGAAGCTCGCTCTGAGGGTATCGGTGCGGAGAGGGACTGGCTCAAGGTAAAGAAGTACGGTGTTAATCAGAACGAAGCTCGCAATGATATGATCCGAGACCTTGCTGTTGGTCTTGTTAAGCGCGGGCGCAAAGTCATCGTGATGGTCACCGAGATTTCTCACGGTAAGTCTTTGGGGAAAGCAATCTCACAAGAGTTCTTTCCGGTGTTGATGTACCACGGCGGCTCTAAACTAATTACCTTTGATCAGGGTAGGGAACTTACCTCCCGAAAGACACCGATCAATGAACTGCGTGGGCATTTAGAAGATATTGAGGGTGGTTACATCCTCATCGGCTCACCAGCAGTAGATGAGGACGCTGATTTTCCTGATGCGAACGTTTTGATTCTCGCCGGGGCTGGTAAAGCGTACCGTCGAATCATACAACGTTCTGGTCGTGTGCTTCGCGCAAAGCCGGGAGAGAATTCAGTGGATATTATCGATTTTAGCGATAAGGGTTCATTTGTTCTAAAAAACCAAGCAGCCACGCGCAGAAAGTTTTTTCTCTCAAGATATTCACACGCGAGGGATTTCAAAGCGTTAGACTATTCTGATCCAAATCAAGTGATTCTTTCAATTTGCGGGACAGCGGGGGGGAAATAATAATGAGTAATAAGACGTATTACACGGTGGGTAGTTTTGATGACTCTTTTCAGGTTAAAATTGTAGCCTTAATCTTAAATGATCCTACTTTTCTCCCCCGCTATGCCAACACGATTGACTGGCGTTATTTTGATAGTGAGGCGTGTGCTTTAATTGTCCGCTTGGTGAAAGATTACTACGATAGTGGCAGCAGTAATTACCGTGTACCGATTCGCGAAGTCGTGAAGTCGATGGTCGTCAATGAAACTCGCGGTAAGAATGATGAGTTTCAGCAAGTGTGTCTTCGCTTACTTGCAGACGTTTACGACATGGACATGAGTTATATTGACCAGATCGCGGATAAGGTAGTTGAGTTTGGTCGATCCCGTACGATGGAAGCGATGGTGACACAGGCTGCTGATTACCTTGAGCAGGATAAGCCGGTAGATAACATTTGGGAGTTGTTTGACCGTGGGCGTCAGACTACTTCTTTTTCCGCAGACGAGTTGAACATTAAAGATCAGTTGATGTCGATTGAAGATTTGATCGATGAGGATGATCTTTATAACCCGGAAAAGAAAATCCCTACTCGTATCCTTAGCTTGGACGGGTTTATGGGTGGTGGTCTAGCTCGTCGCGAGGTTGGGGTTGTCCTTGGTTACACAGGCACTGGTAAATCAACGTTTCTGATTAATATGGGTGCTGCTGCTTTCTTGCATGGTCATACCGTCGTTCATTTCACAGTCAATGAATTAGAGACTGTTGACTTGGCAGTACGATACGCTGCCCGTTTATCAGGGCTCCCGACAGCCATGATTTCTAGCCGTAGCGTCGGTTCTGCTTACAAGGAGAAGATGCAAGAGGTTCTTGCGGGTGTTGGCGATGCAGACCTAGTCTCTCAGTATGTTTCTCCCGGCACTTCAGTTTCCGCTTTGCGTTCGTTCCTCTCACGTCAGATGTACAAGAAGGGTAAAGCCCCTTCCTTGGTCTGTATTGATAACGCAGATGACCTCTCTAGTGCTAAGCGTGACGGTGAATCGTACGTGGAGAAGGGGTTGGTGTATACAGAATTGAAGGCATTGGCTCATGACTTTGGCGTTGCTGTCTGGACAGATACTCAGACGAATCGCTCCGCTGCCAAAGGTGACCATGTTGGGCTCGATATGATCAGTGAGTCTCACAAGAAAGCCTGTAAGGCAGATGTCGTTGTCGCTATTTCGCAGACTATGGAGGAGTACACAGACGGTATTTGTCGCTTGAAGCTAGTCAAGTGTCGCAGAACTGGTAAGGGTGGTGAGATTAAGTGCTCGATGCAGTCGGCTCGAATGCTTATTCAGGAGCACGCAGGGGGGATTTCGCCGGTATCCTTGGCACAAGCCGCTAGCTGAGGTCACGAATGGCGACCTTGGATTATTCACCTGTGTCCGAGCTTGGCCTGGATGCGGCAGACAGCCAGCTATTATCGAATGGGCAGAACGTTGCTTTGAATTGCCCAAACTGCGTGCTGCGTGGGGAGCCCACGGCAGATACGAAGTATCGGCTGCACGTATGTATTGACCGAGAGAGTAAGAAGTTTGGTTACTACCATTGTTTTAGGTGTGGGTTTAAAGGTCGCCCAAAGGAACATGGTGGTATCAATTTATCTTACTTGGCTTTTCACAGGAACAAGCGAAAGAAAGTCTCTTCAACTGTTGTTAATGTAGATGAGGCCATAGACATAAAGCTTCCTGATGATTTCGCTTTGGTTCAGGAAGGCATGTCTGCTTGGGATTACCTCGTGGAGCGTGGTCTGACGAAAGAAGATATTTCTTACTACAACATTGGTATTGGTGATGGTCGAGTAATCTTTCCTGACTACGATGCTGAGGGAAACCTCTGCTATTGGGTCGGTAGATCTTACGACGGTAGACTCCCGAGGTATAAGAACTGCCCTTCGACTCAGAGTGCTCGCTCTAGTCAAATTTACAACCTTGGTCGATTCAATCGTGAAGGTGGCAAGGTCGCTACTCTTTGTGAAGGCCCTATCTCTGCTATTGCGGCTGGTAGAAGCGGTATTGCAAGTTATGGGAAGCAACTTTCTGAGCCCCAGATTCGCATCTTGCAATCTCTTGGTTTAGACAAACTGTACTTGGCGCTAGATCCAGACGCGAAGAGGGAAGCCTTAAGTCTCGCACGAAAAATAGCACCTCATGTAGGTAGCCTTTACTTGGTGTCGCTGCCTTTTGGTGAAGACCCAGCATCACTAGGTAGAGAGAAATTTTCTGAACTACGGGCATCGTCCATTGAGTATGGGTTGTCTTCTAGTGTGCGTTTCCTGATGAATACAGACGCCTCGCGGGAAAATTAAGTTGGCAGAGATTACTCCAGCTGAGATGCGTGCAGCCAACCCTAAATGGGATGATGCTGAGATTTCATCCGCATGTGCTTCAAGAGCTAAGTGTTCCTATTGTCCACACTTCCTCGAAGACCCTGTGAACGGCCAGATCTTGGTAAAGAGTAGGGGTTCTGTAAAACCTCGCGTGCTTGTTGTGGGTGAGGCACCGGGTCCAGAAGAAAACCGGAAGGGTTTGAGCTTCATCGGCCCTGCGGCGAGCCACGGTGAAGGATTGCTGGTTCGTGCTGGGATACCTTCGGAAGAGATTTTATTTACGAACATAGTGAAGTGCTACCCGCACAAGCCTGACCGTTCTCCAAGAAGTCCAACTGAACAAGAGGTGTCGTCTTGTGTGAGCTACTTGCTTGACGAGATTGAGAGATATTCACCTGAGGTAATCATTACTTTTGGGAATATTCCTACGCGGTACCTTACTGGTATTTACTCATCCTCGATCACATCAATGGCGGGTAAGTTCTACCATATCCCAATCCGTGGGAAAGAATACCTGATCGTTCCGTCTATACACCCTTCAGCCGACCTGCACTCCCGTGGCAGGTTTGAATCATCTATACTTCGTTCATGTTCATTGGCTTGGGGTTTGATCAACCAAGTCGAGGTTCCAGTCCAGACGGAGATTCTGAATTCTAATTGGAGTGCTGAGGGCTACCTGAAAGGCTTGCTAAAGCAGTTCAAGGCTGGTGAGATTTCAGAAGTTGCTTTTGATTTGGAGTACGATACTTCCGTATCGGATAAAAGATCCGAGTCGAATCGTTTAGGTAACTTGGATTTGTTTGACCCGGAAAAAAAGTTGGTGGCAGCTTCTTTTGCCACTGACATCAGTAGTGGGGTAAGCATCCCTTTATATCACTTTGAGTCAAAAGTTGATGTTGAAAAGATAGCACCGATTTTGCGGCAAGTCCTTACTGAAATACCGATAGTAGTTCACGGTTTTCTGAAAGCTGAAGGCCCATGGTCTCGCGAGAAGCTTGGGGTCGTCCCGAACATGCACAGGGATACTATGTTGATGAGCTATGCGCTCCACATGGCTACCAGAGGTCATGGTTTGAAGCCTTTAGCTCAGGAGTTTTTGGGGTGGGGTAATTGGTCCATACCGGGGGATGCGTGGTTTAATGAACAACCACCAGAACGTCGCTCATACAAGTACATGCCAATAGAAATGATGGGCCGATACAGTGCCATAGACCCAGTTGCTACGCTGGCCTTGAAACATGTTTTCGAGGAGAAAATTGATAAAGAGGGTTTATGGAGTGCGTACCAACGCCGTCATGAACTCTCTTATACGTTATTAGATATTGAGGAGCGTGGTGCACTTGTTGACATGGATATGCTATCACGTCTCCGTGTAGAGTACCCAAAGATTGCAGATTCAGCACTCTCTAGGTTGCAATTATTTGACGAGGTCTATTCCTTGTACAAGGGGGAGTTCAACCCCCGCTCATCTGCTCAACTAGTTAATGTTCTTTTTGGTGAGTTTGGGGCACCAGTCTTAAGTATGAACCCTGCTCTACGTAGGGGAGAGAAACCGGCGAATATAAAGATTCCGTATAACCTAAAGGCTGGGGCTACGTCGATTCCTCACGCTATTAGTATTGCAACACCTAACGCTTGGGTTGGCGACCTGAGTGGGGAGAAGGGTTCAGAGAAGGTAGAGTTACTTAATGACGGCGCTACTGATGTTTTGAATCTTAAGAAACCGTTGAAGTATGACCACGCAGCCCCCGTTTACTTGAACCCTGGATCTCCATCGGCGAGCGACGCCGTTATTGTTAAACTTCTAAATGACCTTGAGGTGAAGAAGAAGGAAAAGCTTTACGAGTTTTTAAGTGAGCTTAGGCTGTATAAAAAAGTTAAAAAGCTATCGAATGATTACTTTGATACAATTCCAAAGAATATCGTTCCAGATACCAATCGTCTCACTATAAATTATCTCGCACACGTAACTGATACGGGGCGACTTGCTGCTAGGAACATGAATATCCATTCTTTCCCGGCATCGAGTGATGTGCGTAGGCTTTTAGTTTCACGGTGGTATTCTGAAGGTGGCTTGGTTTCCCAAATGGACCAGTCCCAGCTTGAGATGCGTGTATTGGCTGCACTTACTCAGGACGAGCACTTTATCAACGTTTATTACAGTTGCCCTAAATGTGCTTATGTAGGGTGTGCAGAAGATAATGGGGTGTGTCCTACGTGTATGGTTTCCTTAGGTGGCGACCTTCATAGTATGACTGCTGGTCAGATCTTTAACAAAGACCCAGAGAGCGTGACCAAGAATGAACGTCGTTACGCAAAGACGATTTCCTTTGGTATTGTCTACGGAGCTTCGGCATTTTTGATTGCAGACCAGACTGGATTGTCAGTTCAGGAGTCTGATCAAATGATCAAGCGTTTTATGAAACGCTTTGATAGGGTGGCGGCTTGGATCGAGGAACAGCATAAGAATTTTGAGGTTCAGGGTTGGGCTAAATCACCACTCGGTACGAAGCTTTACTTTGAGCATTTCAATTCAGACAATCGGGCAGAGCGTGAGCGTGGAAAGCGTCAGTCTCAGAACTACATCGTGCAATCCGCTGCGGCTGAGATGGTGATTGACAGTCTTACTCTTGTTAACACTGAAATGAAGGGCATGAATTCTCACCCTTGGGAAACCACGCATGACTCGATTGTTTTTGACTTGCACCCCGATGAGATAATGGGTGCGCTTAAGTTGGGTAAGTCGTGCATGGAAGAGAGAATTCTTTCCATGCATGGTTGGATGACCGTGCCTTTGATTGCCGATGTAAATCTAGGTGTTCGTTGGGATGGTGATTTAGTTGTAAAAACTTTTGATGATGACCACCTTCACGTTAAGGGAAACGGCGCTTACTACGATGAGACCTTAGAGGCTTTACGCAGGAACTATGATGTAAAAGAGGAGATTGTGAGTACGTATGAGGAGGAGGTTAGCGATACGATAACTACCAAGTCAGGTTACTCTGGTGGGAGTGCGAGGCGAGATGGTGTGGAAGCTATTTGGAGGGTTTAAGGTGAAACTGTTCTTGGTAGCTATTTTAGTACTGTGTTCTTCGTGTACGGCAAGTCGATGGTCTGTAAAAGAGTCACCCCCTGCTCTTTCTTATGAGCAAGCCTTGATAGATAGATACAGTTCAGGAGAAATTCCTTCATTGGCTAGTGAGACCGCCGAAGGTAGGAATCACTTCATCGCTGAGATTTTATACCTTTCAAATGTTGCCTTTGATGATTACGAACAGTCGCTTTATCGTTCTTCAAGTACTTTTGAAATTGTTACTGATTTGCTCATTTTGGGGCTTTCCAGTTCTTCAGCCTTAGCTGCTGGCAATGTTGTCAAGACGGTGCTTGCTGCTACAGCCGCCGCCACGTCTGGCATGAAGACGGCAGTTGATAGGTCGTATTTTAAGGAACAGTCACGGCTCGCGCTTCTCGCTAAGATGCGGGAGATGCGACAAAAAAGGCTTGTGATCATTCGATCTTCTATGGAACTGCCTATAGAGGTGTATCCTTTGACCGATGCCATGTTAGACCTACAGGCATACAATGGTGCAGGAAGCATTCTTGCAGCACTTCAACGCATTACGGAAGAGGCAAGTATGGGCCTCACCGTGGCGGATCAAGAATTATTGCATTTAAGGGGAGCAGATTTCGATCTTGAGGCCTCTTATTAAGTAAGAGTTGATTCTTTTCCTAAGAGTTTGAGGAGATGTTCATGAATGAAAACAATTTGAGTCAAGAAATTAGAGTTTTCCTTGATTCATGCGACTTTGTTACCGAAGAGGACAAAGAGCGTATCCCGAGAATTAGCGCTCAGTTAGACGCGCAGATCATTAACGTTTCAGAAGCGGTTGACCGACACATGTCGTTAGCAGTGGAGCTTTCATGGGTTGCGGCTCACTATGCTGCGATTGCTAAGGAGGCAAAGCTTCGTTTTATTCGGAATGAAGCAATGAAAAAGCTTTCGGTGAGGAGAGAATCTGAACGCCGTAAGCAGGAAGGAGGGAAGGGCACTGCGATACCAGAGTGGGTAGCCGATGCGGTGACTATGGCTGACTCTGATTACGAAGAGTTGCATGTAGACATGGTCTCTACAGAGAGGCTTTCTAGTTTTTTGAATGAGTTGCAATTCACTATGAGCCAGCGAGCCCGGTTGTTGGATAACATGGCTCGCGAACGGGATAGAGTGATTAGTTCAGGTAATGACTTTTAAGGAGAAATAAGAGTGAAACTCGACATGGATTCGCTCCTCAAGGAGGAGCAGGCAAACAAACTTAAACAAGAGCGTCGGGCCAACGGTGGTCGTCAACGCTTCAACCGAGATGAGAACATATGGTACAACCTTGAAGAGGGTTCTCATCAACTTCGCATCCTTCCTCCGGGTTACGGTGACGAGCTTTTTGTTCCGAATGGTGGTTTTGGAATGGTCATCTATGATCATTGGAACCCGCCGGGTTTCAATGGTTCACCAAAGGACGGTAAATTCCGTTGCCCAGAGCGTAGCTTTCCAGAGAGTGGTATTGAGTGCCCGATCTGCCGCGCTATGGCAAAGCTTTACGATTACTGTGACACAAATGATCTCTCTGAGGCTGACAAGAAGCGTTTTCTCGGTAAGCATGGACTTCGTGGTCGTGCCTACGTAAACGCGATTGTTCGTGATAATACTGAGGAGACACAGGCCCAGTTCAAGGGAAATACAGTAAGCGTCCCGAAGATTTGGGCAGTCGGTCTTCCGATGAGTGTATACGGTACAATCCGTGAAGCTGCTGTACGGAAGAACGCCAAGGGCAATTACATGATTGGTGACTTCACTGACATCGATAAGGGTTATGATGTCATTGTGACTCGCACAGGGGCTGGCCTTGATACCAAGTACGACGTTATGTTTGACCCGGAAGGGAAAAGTCCTTTACTTGACAGTGAAGACCTCTCGGAAGCCGCACAGAGCGCGGGTCACAACTTCGGAAAGATGTTTAAACACCCTTCCAAAGAAGATCTTGCCCGTGGGAAAACTCTTGCGGACGGGGTTCTCTCTTTGCTTTCGAGGGCTGGCGATATTTTTGAACAAAGCGACTCGGCTGTAGCGTCGGCACAGCCAAAAACAACATTTACCGGGTCGCGCCCTGATTGTTTTGGCTATCATGTGGCTGCGTTGAAGAAGTGCATGATTTGTCCGGTAGAGGTGAACTGTCAGCATGATGAGACGACTAATACTCGTACTCTAGAAGCACGTCAAAAATACCACGAAGAGGAAATTTCTTTTTAATCAATGTTTATCGTCGTTGATGGGAACCACACGCTTCACCGAATCTTGAGGGTTCCCTACCTAACGTCTGGTGACAAAGGTGTTGGAGAAAAGTTTGGTGGAGTTGCTGGGTTCCTCAAGAGTCTTCAATGGCTCTTGAGGAACGCGCACTCCGTGAGACGTTGTATTGTTGTTTGGGATAGTGGTCTATCCAAAAGGCGTCTATCTCTTTATCCAGACTACAAGGGCAGGAAGAACAGGAAGCCTTTGGATGAGGAGTCAGAACTTTATTTAAGGAACTTTGCCCTGCAACGGTCTTATTTGGACAAGATACTTCCTTTACTTCGTGTAAATTCGATGTCGTATGCAGGTACTGAGGGCGATGACCTTATTTATGAGTGTGTGACTGTAGGTTTATCTTCGGGTTTCGGGGACTGCGTAATTGTTTCTGAGGATAAAGACTTTATGCAGATGGTTTCTTCAAACGTTTCGATGTATCGTCCAGTAAAGCGCACCTACGTCAATGAAGAAAACTTTCTTGAGGTTGCAGGCGTAGAGAAAGAGTTTTTTCTTTTGTATCGGGCTTTGTGTGGAGACTCCTCTGATAAAATCTTTGGTGTTAAAGGCATAGGCGAGAAAACAGCCAAAAAAGTTTTAGAGGAGAGCAGGGCTTCGTCTTCTTCATCCCTGTGTAAATGGGCGGTAAGTCAGACATCTAGTCGTTTGAAGAATATCGCCACTGCTGAAGAAATATTAGACCGAAACTTGAAACTTATGGAGCTTGGTTTGGAAGTCTTTGATGAAGATGTCTTGCGCTCGATAGGTGACTCTATTCGATGCGAGTTACGGTCAGGGTTTGAAGAGGCTTTAAGTATTTTAGTAGATATGGAGTTTAATTCGATAACTCGACAATATGATTCTTGGGTGACCCCTTTTGCGCGGATAGGGGCGCAACGAAGGTCTCCCGTTGGGAGAAATTAAGTGGCTAAAAAACATTCTTCGAGTGCCTCTGAATTAGATGTCCGAATGGAGACATTGCGTTCAGTGGTTAGCGAAATCAATAAAGAGTTTAAACAGAGTGTAGCGAGCCTTGCTCATGACGGTCTTCGTGGGGATGTACAAGGGTTTGTCCCGACTGGCCTGTTAATGTTGGATCTTATTCTTCATGGAGGTGTCCCTCTAGGTAGGATGATTGAGATTAGTGGTCGTCCGGGTATGGGCAAGTCTACCCTTGCTGCACATATTCTTGCTAATTGTCAGAAGATGGGCGGTACGGCGATTGTTTTGGATTCCGAGAACTCTTGGACAACGGAGCGTGTCAAAGAGCTTGGTTTAAACGCCAGTGCTTTGATTCAGTTTGAGGCTAGGACTGTAGAGGAAGGCTTTTCGCTTATAGATGCTACGCTTCAAAAGCTTGAGAAGTTAAACTCTAAGGGCAAGGAAAAGCCCCCGGTAGTTATTGTGTGGGATACAATAGCTGCTTCTCCCTGTTCCAGAGACATAGACCCAGACCGTGCGGGCACTGCCATGGATAAGCCAAGAGCTATTCATATTGGCATCAAGAAGATTTACGACACACTTCGTGAAAGTCGAGCTTCGTTGGTTTTTATCAACCAAATTATTACGAAGATGTCTTCCTTTGGTGGACCCACGGATGAGACTCCGGGCGGTTGGGGTATCAAGTTTGGAGTTTCTCAAGCTATTCGACTGGGCACTGTTGCAAACGGTAAGATTGTAGTTGCTGGTGAACATGTAGGGAATATCGTTAAGGCTAAGATCACCAAGAACAAGATACCGGGAGAGAGGGCTAAAGATTTTGAAGCTAGAATCCCGTTGTTGTTCGAGGGTGGCTTCAATGATGATATTGCCAACTTGTTTTTCCTTGCAGAAGGGCAGGCAATGTCAGGCAGCAGCAGTAAAAAGCTTGGCGGTGATTGCGAGTACCTACAGAAGCAGACTCGTGGGATCTACTCTGCGGTTTACAATGAGGAGGAGTTAAAGTTTCGTCCTCTAGGTTTTCCGGCTGTTCTAGATACACATGACGGTATGCGTGAGTGGTTAATGGAGATGGTGAAAGACCGTTTCTTAAAACCCAGTAAGACTCTCAGTGAGATGGCGAGCGAAGAGGAGGCTGAGTCTTGATAGAGTATCTCACTATAAAAAACTTTCAGAGTCATTCGGAAAGTTTTTTGGAGTTTTCCCCCGGAGTGAACGTCATTCTTGGGGATACTGATAGCGGCAAGACGGCTATTCTTAGGGCAGTAAATTGGCTAGTAACTAACCGCCCTAGAGGGTCTACATTTGTTCGTAGGGGTAAGAAGTTTTGCAGTGTAAGTATACGAACGACTAACGGTTTGGTTGAGCGTGAGAAAAAGTCTTCATTCAATGGTTATCGTGTTGAGGTGGGTGATTTTAAAAGCTCCTTCACCGAAGTAGGGACAACTGTCCCGCCAGAAGTTCTCCCAGTACTCAGGCTTGAAGATGTAAATACTCAGAGCCAACTTTCCTCTCATTTTTTAATCGGGATGTCGGATGGTCAAATATCGAAAGCTTTAGCTGAGCTATTAGGATTTGAGTTTGCAGATAAGTTGGCTGGCCTTGTTAAGAGCGGTAGTGGGCAAGTCAATAAAGATGTGAGTCGTTTATCTGACGAGGCTTTAGATCTTCAGTCGAAACTTGAGATTCTTGAGGCACGTCTTTCAGTTCGAGCGGATGTGGATCTAGGTAAGGAATTATATAGAGAGTTAGAATCAGAAGCCATGTCGGCATCGACACTGGAGATGTTGATTGGCTCGTATAGGTCTGCGGCAAAATGCCTGAATGAGGCAGAGCGGTTATCTGTTGCCTTGAAAGGTGTGGATGTTGTATCGAGCAAGTTTGCAGAGTTAGAGTTGGTGAAAAGTGACTACTCTGCCTACGCAGGTTCATTTTTACGTCTCAGGTCTGCGAGCAATTCTTTAACTTCTTCAAAGAAGCGTTTTACGGGTTTGGTTGATGTTTCTGGTGCCGAGGCTAAACTCGAAACTCTTACTTTGCTCAAGAGGAACATCGATGACCTTTCAAGGTCAGTCGTTTCTATTGGCAAGCTTTCGATTGAGTTAGACACAGCGGTGAATTATCTAAAAGAAGCTGAAAGTTCTCTTGTAGATGCCTTTGCTGCTTTGGAAGAAGTTGTAGACAATTTAGAGCATTGTAGTGAGTGTTTAAGACCGTTCTCTGAAGAAGACCGTGACATTGCAAAAAGGGTGGCCCAATGAATTTTGTATTAATTGGGGATGCTCATCTTAGAGATTCTGCCCCTTCTCGTCGCGTAGATGATTTTGTTAAGGTGCAGGAAAGTAAATTAAGGACTGCGTTTTCAATTGGGTTGGAGTACAAAGCTCCGATTATAATGACGGGTGATGTTTTTGATACCCATGACGCTGCTTTAAGCACACTCGTTAAGTACCTTCCCATCTTTCAAGAGTACCCACATGGCATCTATTCACCGCCGGGTAATCATGACTTGTACGGCGCATCGTTAGATACTGTTAATCGTACTGCTTTTGGAGTTGCTGTTGCTTCTAAAGCAATAACGTTATTGAGTCATGATCCTGTAATTGTTGGAGACTTTGCGCTTTTTGGAAATAGTTATATGCACACTAGTTCTCCAGCACCATTAGATGGGTATAGGAATATTCTTGTTACCCACGAGATGGTTTTAATGGATAAGTTATGGCGTGAACAAGAAGATTTTGTGTTCGCTGACGATTATTTACGCAAGTCTTCTGGGTGGGAATTGATTGTCTGCGGTCACTACCATTACTCGTTTGTCAAAGAGCGTGGTAGTAGAAAGATTGTTAACCCCGGAGCCCTTGTTAGGATTAAAGCTTCAAAGGGCGACATGGCTTTGAAGCCGGGTGTTTTTGTTTACGACGTTGATTCTAAAGGTCTCAAAAGAATTTTGTTTGATGTCGAGCCCTCTTCAAAGGTGTTTAAACCGGTAGTTAAAAAGCCAGAGCCTGCTGAAGATCTGGTTGAATTTGCTGGGGTGTTAGCCAAGCAGAACGTTACTAGTAGTTCTGAGACTCCTAGATTCGACACGGTTCTTTTAGATGTGGTAAATCGGTCAGGGTGTTCACCAGAGGCGAGAGAATTGCTTCTTAAATATAGTGCTGATTTGGAGGATAGTGGTGGCTGATATAAATTCGCTTGAAGGTCTTAGAGATAGAGTAAACAAACTACATGAAGCTAAGATGAATGCCGAAAAGGTAGTTATGCAGCACCAAGCAGCTTTTGACGCTGCCCTTGCTAACTTGAAAGAGATGTTTGACGTAGGCAGTTTAGAGGATGGAGAGGAACAACTAAAGCTTCTTAAATCTAAGGTTGCGGAGCTTGGCGCTGAAGTTGAAGCATTAGTTGCTTCGGCTGAGAAAGCTATGGCAGCGGAATAATGTCCCTTACAGTAGTTAAAGACAGAGTCAAGTTAGTTGTAGATGGCGCTCCAAAAACTTTTGCTGAAAGTGCAAATATAAGCTTGTCAGCTTTGTATTCATACATGAGTGGTAGGAGAGTACCATCGGTTGCTGTTCTGTATCGTATGGCTGAGGCGTCCGGGTATCCTATGGAGTGGTTTTTGGGTGGAGAATTTAATGATAGAAGCGTTAGGCTCACGTCTAGCGAAGCTCGATAGCTATTTAACTAAAGTTGAAGGGGCTCACGAACTCATAAAGTCTGAATTAGAGGGGAAACTTTCTCAACTAACTTCAGCAAAAGTTGACCAGAAGGCACACTCGGAGGCCCTTCCTATTGCTGTTCAAGTTGGTCAAGCATATCGAGAATTAGCCTTGAAAGAGGTTCAAGATTTAATCTCTCAAGCTTTAACTGCGGTCTTTGAAAGACCTTATGAATGTAAACTAACTCAGTCAGTTAAACGAGGTCAACCTGAAGTTGCGATCACTGTTGTAGATGATGGTCGCGAAATGGACCCAGTCTCCTCAATGGGTGGCGGTATTGTTGATGTTATTTCTCTAGCAATGCGGGTTGTAGTTTGGACGTTGATGCCAAACCGTACGGATGGAGTGATAATACTAGACGAACCTGCTAGGTTGGTTAACTCCGATAGTTCAGTCAGAAACCTTGGGTCTTTATTACGGTTACTGAGTGACGCGCTTTCTGTACAGTTTATTGTGGTGACGAACCGTCCTTCTTTAAGTATAGGCGCATCAAGAGTATTTGAAGTGAGTAAGAGTGGAAATGAGTCAAGAGTCAGACAAAGAGAAGAAGGTTGACGCATTGTACGTTAGGCTTGAGTCCGCTGGTGTTTTAACTGCTTACAAATCTTTACTTGATAAGTATTCGATGGTTGGTGCAGTACGTGCTGATATCGAGTCCGTTCTCAATGAGTACGCCCCTTTATCCAAAAAGTATCATCAGGGTTTAATTGATGTGCAGCGGACGCATAGAGTTTCTCCTGATTTCATTCAGGAGCTAGGGACTCTGCTTGGCGGTGTGAAAACAAAAACAGTGGCGAAGAAGAAAAAAACAACCTCAAAAAAGAAAGATACTAGCTTGAGAAAGAGGAGTGGGCCGGAACAATTCCCTGTTAAGGTTACAGCAGAGGTTGCTGGCCCAACGAAAGAAGGACTTGTTTTGAAGGTTGTTGTCCCTTGGTCTGAGATTCTTTCAAATATACCACCTAACTTATTGAACTCTATAGTGGATGGTAGCAGTTGTGGTAATGTGGAGTCCAAAGAAGCTGCCCCTGCCCAGAGTGAAAGTTCTCCACTGCCCAGTAAGAAGTCTAATTTGTCTAAATCTAATTTGTCTAAAGATGAACTGTTTCGACGTTATCAGGCTGCGGTCATGAATCCGTCTCCCGAATCTGCTTGGGAACAAATTCTTTTCTTTGTTACTGGTTCGGATAAAGTTTCTTTGGACCAATTGGCCGCAAAGGTTGGTTCGGACAAAGAAACCATTCGGAAGTTTTTACAGACCGAGTATGAGGATATTCAGCAATATGTCGAGATTAGGTTAGAGGGTGACCATGTCTCGGCAAGTCACAAATAAGTACGCTGAAGGCGGGCCAGACACTTGGCACGTTGCATCTCTTTCTTGGAGTGTAAGCGAGGTTTCACGCTTAAAGGAATTGCTCTCCCAAGGTTTAGAATTAAGTGAGATCGCGTCTGAGTTACGACGTACTTACGTTGGGACTGTTTACAAGGCTGCTGCGGTTTTGACTCTTGGGGAACGAGGGGGTAAACCCTTAAAGATTCCTAGAGGTATTGGCCTGAGTAAGCGGGAGGTTTACAAGTTTTGGGAGCCCCTCAAGTCTTGGGACAAGACGTGGGCAGGTTTTTGTAGACTTCATAAAATTGACGCTGTGTTAGCGGCATCAGCCTTCGAGCTTTATTTTGGGGAGGTGTGGCTAAAAGAGGCTCAGCGTTTAGGTTTAGAAAAAGCCCCCTGTCCGGGCTGTGCGTCCATTTTCTTCAGACCTATAGTCAACGGTAGGAAGACGTGTTCAAGCCGCTGTGCGGGCCGTCTGAGGCGAGATTCGGAGTATTTCGACGGCATGCGTATGGACGCCGTTGGGATGGCCGAGGGTGTCTGTCAGTGTTGCCTAGAGAAGCCAAAGAGTGGCCTCTCGGCACACCACGTCATCGGCAAGGGCAATGACCCAGATAACAAACTCATGGTTGCTCTGTGCGTTGGGTGCCACCAACTCGTGACGGATCTTTCTTTCCGTGGGTTTCTTCTCGACCCTGAGGCTTGGTCTAGGCTGATTAAGCTCGTGTTGATGCGTAAGGAGGTCCAACTCGAAGACTTTAGTGAGAAAGCCTCATTTGGGGTTAAAGTTAGTTGGGAGCCCCTCTCACTGCTACAATATTGTGAGAGAGAAGGGATAGACCCAGATGACTTAGCAAGTGTGAGTGTATCCCTTTAATTATAATGATTTTTAGGCAAAGTAACGATTTTATTGAACAAAAACGAAGGGTTAAAGAATAAAATAGTGAGGATAAGTAAGATGGATAATAAATCTATAGAAATTTTAGAAGTTTCAGAGATCAGTACGCCTGCAAACGACAGTTCAGTTCGTGCATATAAGTGTCCGAGGTGTGATAGACTATTTAGTAGTTCTAGCCTTGCAGAGGATTGCTTAAAGGCACATGTGATGACGATTACTGAGGATTGATTTGAGGTATGGGCAAAAATGGGATTGTCAATCAAAGGTCCAGTCGATGAATTGGTAAAGCTGGCTTTTGAAGACTTTGATGATGAGATTGCCTATAAGGCTTACCATAGGCATCTAACCTACAATTCAAAGAATTCTATGGAGCGTGCTTTTAATGCGTTGCTCCCTTTGTTTGGTTTAATGTACCGGCAAGGAAAGTTTCACAGACACGACAGTCCCAGAGTAATTGACTTTGTTAATTACGCTTCATTTGAATTGTTTTCAGAACTTCGACGCCTCAGGAGTGAGTTGTATGGCGTTTCCATGCCTGAATTTATTTTTCATTTTAGACGCATTATCCGAGGTGGTGTCTTCAGGCAAGTTATCAGCACTGAAACCACACGCATTGTTGATTTTGGTTACCAGTGCAAGAGCTATACCTGTGGCTATTTAGTCACTCATGAGGATGTGGAAGCTAAGATTATGCTAGAGAGCTTGCCTTCGATGCTTTGGCATAAAGTGTGTAGCGAATCTAGGTTTGAAGATCCGTTCAGGCGTCGTGTGTGCGCGTACATTTTAGGAAGGTTTGTACATGGAAAAAAACCGGTACCTAAAGTACTTAAGCAGCACTTTGGTTTAACGGAAGATCAAGCCCAATTCTTTGAGGACTATGTGGTTGTCTCTTCACGTCAAATTTTGGAGTCCTTAAGGATAAGTGTTTTGTCTTCAGACGAAGACGCTCCATTTCTTTTGACTGGCGGGCCTCTTGATTATGAAAAAGAAGAGGCTGCTTAATACTTTCCATGGAAAATGACTTTCACTTATTAGATAAAGATGTTGCTCCGTATGTAGATGTATTTGTCCCACTCTTGTTGAAAGAGTGTGAAGAAACGTTACTGCCAGAGCTTATCTCTGTCTTTGGTGAGAGTGAACTACTGAAGTTTCTTAATATTTTTTCAGGCACTACATTTCAAGTGCCTGATCGCTCTATAATATTCAGACTTGTTCGTGACGCGAAGATCTTTGTGGCGTTAACTACGACCGATATTTCTTACTCAGAGTTAAGCTCTGAGTTTGACTTATCAGAAGAGGCGTTACGTAAATGCTATAGAAGGGTTGAAGCTACTCTTAAATCGGTAGGTGCTAATGTCCCAAAACGAAAGAAAAAAACTCAACGAAGTAGATCTAGGTGACTTTGACCCTTTAAGTATTTTAGAGGGTGTTGATGAACCTGAGCCCGAATACTCTGTTTCTAGAGCGCGAGAGGCTTTGCGCGTCGTCTCAGGTATCGCTTCGACTGGTAAACGAGAAGGTGAAAGAGAGTCTCGCATCGAGAAGGGCACGCTGGAGAATTATCAAGATGATCTTAAGTCTTCCCAAGTCTCTTATGCTCGTTATCAAGCATGGAGGAGAGATCAGGCTTTAGATCTTCTTGGACGTGTCGAAGGTCGTTTATTTGCGCCGGGTCGTCCGCTGTCTAACCAAGACCTACTTCGGTTAAGGGAATCGCTTTCTAAGGAGATCAATGATTCTACTCAGAACATTGACAGGGTTATCGATGGCCCTCCTGTTATAGTTGATAACAGAAGTATCAACCTGACTGTAGAAGGTGCTTCTAAAGAAGACCGAGCATCTAGGGCAGCTATGTTAGACTTGCTACAAGCAATTGACTTGGAGTTGTCTTCTATAATTAAGAGTACTGAAGAAACACTAGAGGTAGAGGTATTAGCTCCAGATGAGGGTGATGATTTTACCGAAGAGGGGGTAATTGTAGATGAACGATCAAAATCAAAAATTACCTGACCTAACTGATGAAGACAATGCCCGTTTTGAGGCGCTTATACGTGTTCTTCTCAGAGATCAGCAACAAGTTGATCTTTTAGATCAACTAAATGGGAAGGACAAAGAATACTTATTTGGCTTACTAAAAAGTCGTCTTAGTGGAAACCTAGAAGAACAACGTAGTCTTGAGCAAGACGCTTGGGATTCTGTTTATTTAAGGAAGCCTGTATCTGTAGAAGAGTTTATTGATTCAGAGTTCTTTGTCGGCAAGTGGTACAGGGAGAACTTGTACGATTGCTGGAAAGAAGAAATCTGTAACGTAATCAACTCTGGCTCTATCGAATGGGTGTTATCTGGTGCTATCGGTATTGGTAAGACCAGCGCTGCAATGCTCGCGACAATGTACAAGTTGTACCAAGTTACTTGTATGAGAGACCCTTGTGGTTTTTATGGTTGTACAAATATTGTGTTCGGTCTCTTCTCTGTAAGCTTGAACCTTGCTCAAGACGTTGAAGCTAACATGCTGATAACCCGACTTAAGGAGTCAGAATACTTCCGTCAGGTTGTTGGAGTGTCTGAAGACGCTATAGGGGGCAGGAGTGCTCGCGGCACTATTCTTAGGTTTCCTAACAACATTAAGTTTTCTTTTGGTTCTCAGGGCAGTCACGCCTTAGGTCAAGACGTGTTCTCTGCGATTGTTGACGAAATCGCATTCTCGAAGTCGGTCGGGGCTAAACAGGTTCGAGATCTCTACAACTCAGTAAAGACTCGACTCGAATCTCGTTTTATGACGAACAAGGGTCGTGTTCCGGGCTTACTTTGTATTGCTTCGTCGGCTAATACAGAGGGTGATTTCTTAGATGAACACCTGAAGAACTCTACGTTGAAGGATAAGGTTCACATCTCTTCTTTCTCTTTGTACCAAGTAAAAAGCTACCCCGGACAACGTTTCCGAGTCCTTATAGGTAACAAGTTCCATACGTCTAGGCTACTGGACAAGGTGGAGCGGAAAGAAGATGGTCGCTATAAAGTAATCCCCATTGGGGGAGACATTCCTGATGATGTAAGGGTCGAAGAAGTACCTATCGCTTGGTATGAACGCTACAATGAAGATTTAGAAAGATCTATTAGAGACATCTCTGGCATTGCTCTTTACGCAGCGTCTCCTTTCTTCGGAAACCGTGAACGCTTGCATTCCTTAATTGATTCGGACAGGTACCATCCTTTTACAGTCGATGAGCCCACACTCTCGATTAAGGATGATGATATGACGCTTGAATCTATTTTTAAGAAAGAGGATGTTTTTGAGGAAATTGATTCTTTTAGGCATACGTACCAGCTAAAGGTGAATGCTGGGGCTCCTAGATTTATCCACGCTGACTTGGCCTTAAAGCATGACTGCGTTGGCTTAGTGTGTTCACATCTCTATGGGTTTAAGAAAGTAGAACGCCCAGACATGCAAGGTGTGATTCAAAAAACTACACTCCCTGTAGTTTATGTAGACTTCATGATCAAAATTAAACCGCCTAAAGGGTCTGAGATTGATTTTGCTAAAATAACCAGTTTCATTTTTTATTTGCAGAAACTTGGGATGCCTATTGGCGCAGTTACCTTTGATAAATTTCAATCGAATTACCATCAACAAATTTTTAAGAAGTCTGGCATCGAATCTTTTGAAATATCGATGGATCGTACGCCTACTGCTTATCAGACACTTAAAGCTGGATTTATGGCAGGGTGCATTAATTACTACATGTACCGGCCATTGATCGATGAGTTAACCTCGCTACAAGTTGTTCATAGCAAGAACTCAAATAGAATGAAGATCGACCACCCGCCGAACTCTGGTAAGGACGTTGCTGACGCTTTAGCCGGTAGTCACTATGCCGTGGTTACTTCTAAGTACACAGAGAACCAACTCTCGGAGAATATGGTTCTTGAGGAACAGCTAAGGAAGAAGAACGAGCCACCACCCCCTACTGAACCAGCAGCGATCATAGGTACGGATTGGTTGATGTCGGATTACGATGAGGCAGATCGAATCACCGGAATCATCGGTGACAAAACAAACATGCAGGGTTGGTAGAGTTAATGGTTAGTGCTATTATATTAGCTCGTGGGAGGTTTTTTGACTAAACGAGAAGTTGCACGAAAGGCAGCGACTAACCTTTGTCTTCCTCAAAATAAGTTTGAGAAATACGTAAATGAGTTTCTTAAAGTTGCTGCTGATGCACTTATTGATGGCGATGAGATCTGGCTGGCACCCTTTGGCCGTCTATACGTGCGAAAATATGGCGGGCACGAAGGGAAGGAACGCTTGTGGCTTAAGCCATCGGTCGCTTTCAATAAAATATTAAGGGCTTCCCCCATAGAGACTCCCGCTTTTTACTCGGCAGTAATGGATTCACTTTTAAATGAGGACTGACTAGTGGCAAACCGCTTTCAAGATTTGGTGCAAAGGTTATTTGCTCGGCCAGAGATTATAGAACCCGGAGCACCTGTAGGTGATCAGGCTGCTCAGTTCTCTCCTATGGCTTCGTACTACCGTTCTCGGATGGAGCTATCTTCCACCAGAATTAAAAAGTACAAAGACTATCGAGATATGGGCGAGGACACGCTTATATCTGGCGCTCTAGACATCTATGCTGATGAGTCATGTCAAATGAGCCCTGTGCATCATTCGACGTGTTGGGTGAACTCGCGTAACCCTCAAGTCTCAGTAGAGTTAATGCGGATGTTAGACCGCATTGATATTGAGGATTATGTATTTGGTATTGCACGTTACCTGGCACAATTCGGGGATAACTTCGTACGACCATTAGCCAGTCCTGACAAAGGTATTGTCGGGATTGAGTTTATGGAAGCGGAAGATGTTGAGCGGTTAGTTGATAAGTATTCGAGGCTCACGGGTTTTAGAGTAGCTCCCTTTGGGGATCGTCCTTTTGCGCCTTGGGATATGGTCCAGTTTAGGATTATGTCTAGGACGCAGACGGTTCGGCAAGGTGGTTCTGTGTACGGCACTTCTATGCTTGAGAACGCTCGTCGCACATGGCGTCAGTTGACTCTTTTAGAGGATGTCCTCGTTATTTACCGTCTTGAGATCGCTGGCAGACATCGAATTTTCTATATTGATGTCGGTGGTGTGAGCCACGATCAGGCGCTCGCACTTACACGCAGATACCAGCGTTACTTTGGCAAGAAGCAATACTTTAACCCGGAGAGTGGTGAATGGACTTCTCGGTTCAATCCTCTTAACCTGACGGCAGATATTTTCTGGCCTATCAGGAAAGACTCCAATAGTAGGATTGATTACCTTGGCGTTGACCCAAATGTAACGGGTGTTGTCGATATTGAGTACTTCCGAGACAAGCTCTTTGCGGCTTTAAAGATTCCAAAAGCTTACATTGGTCTCGATGCATACTCGTCAGTTAAGTACGGTTTGGCACAGATTGATGTGACTTTCGGGCGAGCCGTGAAGCGGCTTCAACGTGCGGTTATCAATGGCCTAACACGTCTGTGCCAGATCCATTTAGCTTTAGTAGGTCTTGACCCATTAAGACCTGAGAACCAGTTCCAGCTTCAGATGATGTCTCCGTCTACGCTGGACGAGCAGCAGCGTATGGAGGCTATGGACCTTTCGCTGAACTTAGCTCAGAAGCTACAGGAGATGGGTCAAATCCTTGGGGTGGAGCCTGAAGCACTACAGTCGTACATTCTTCGGAATATTCTTGGACTTACTCCTTTTGATTTGAGACCTCTTCTTGAGCCGGAAGTTGAGATGGTGCCAGACAAAAGCTTAGCGGATTCGTTTAAAGATGATTCTTTTATTGATGATTTGTTTAGCGATGAAGCCCTTAGCGCTCTTGTTGAAGGCATGATCAAAGAGAAAGACATTGATCTTTCATCGCTAAAAGAAGAGATTGGCATTGCTGAAGCCTCACCAGAATACAATGGTAGTGATTCAACGCCCTTTGTTGGGGAGATGACTGAAGCTGAGTTAAACGAGCTT